TATGACGCAAGAATCAATCCGATAGCCGTTTTCCCGAACAATGGTTTCGTGATTTTCGGCCAGAAGACGCTCCAGTTTGCAAAATCTGCTCTAGATAGAGTGAACGTAAGACGTCTCATGTTGGAGATCAAGCGTCAGGTGTCAAGTGCGGCTGATAGATTCTTGTTTGAGCCTAATAACGCAGCAACTCGCTCAAGATTTGTGAATCAAGTAACACCTCTTCTTGCGTTAATTCAGTTACAGGCAGGAATAGAGCAATTTAAAGTTATTTGCGATAGCACGAATAACACAGCACAAGATGCAGAACAAAATAGAATGAATGGTAGAATCGTTGTTGTTCCAACGAGAGCGGTAGAATTTATTTCAATCGACTTTGTCATAACAAACAGCGGCGTAACCTTCGAGTAAAGAATAAGTAAGAATATGAAGCAATTCCAGGAGAAAGCTCAATGACACAACTAACATTCAAGAGTCCGGGCGTAAGCACTAGGGAAATAGACTTAAGTGGCCCGACTGCAATTCAACCTACCGGTGTTCCAGCTGGTGTTATAGGAACAGCAGTTCGAGGTCCTGCTTTCGTGCCTATTACGGTCGCGACGTTTCAGGATTTCATTTCAAAATTCGGAAACTCAGACGGAGAAAAGTTTGGTCCTCTTGCTATGCGTGAGTGGTTGAATAACGCAAATGCAGGAACATATGTTAGACTTCTTGGTGTTGGAGACGCAAAGAAAAGAACTTCGTCAGGAGATAATTCTGGTAAAGTTACGAATGCTGGGTTCGTCGTAGGGTCTGAGCAAGTCCAGGGTAATGGAAACGTCGGAGCAAATCCTTACGCAACCTCCGGAGGTTCCTTGGGTAGAACTTACTTTTTAGGTGCTTTCCACTCTGAGTCAAACGGAAGTAACTTTCTTCAAGATGCAGGAATTCAGACTGACGACGCTCATCCTCTTATAAGAGGAATTATAATGACGCCCAGCGGCGTTCTTGCGACCCTCGGGTCAATTGTAGCGGGCACCAAAAACATTCCAAATGCAACAACTCCAGGTGGATCAACGTTTGGTGACGTTGAAACAGCATCTTCTAAACAAGAATTTTCTTTAATGTTGAACGGTCATGTAGAATCAGACACATCTACAAACGTGATAACAGCATCGTTTGATCCACAGGCACCGAATTATTTCGCAAAGGTTTTTAATACAGATGCTACACGTATCGAAGAGATGGGGCATTACCTTTATAGCTCATACGATATTTATCAGACACAATGTGTCATAACGGCATCAGGTGTAACAGGACATGACGACACACTCGTCGCCGGATACACTGGGTCAGTTGAAGCAGCATTTCTCTTATCAGGATCAGCTAATAGAAACAGTGGATCATCTACTACATCAACACAAGTAGGAGTTCCTAGCTTTGAAAACTTTGAGGATCGATTTAGAACTGCATACTCACCTTTTGTGATATCACAAAAATTTGGTGGTGTTAACAAGAACATCTTTAAGATACACGCCTTAGACGACGGCAGAGCCGGATCAGATGCTTTTAAGATTACAATTGAAAACATCCAAGCATCTACTAACGAAAATAATCCTTACGGCACCTTCGACCTCGCAGTTAGGTATTTCGCTGATAGCGATTCAGAGCCAGTTGTTCTAGAAAGATTTGCCGGACTTGATCTCAATCCATCAAGTGATAATTTCGTTGCAAGAAGAATCGGTGATACACATACATACTACGATTTTGACAAATCCGCCGGAAGTCAAAAGTTGGTCATTGATGGATCTTATCCAAATGTATCAAATTACATAAGGATTGAGCTTTCAAGTGATCTGAGGGACAATGCTCTTAACGATACAGCACTTCCTGTAGGTTTTAGAGGGCTTAATCACCTAGTCACTTCAGGCTCAGCGTCTGGAGGATCCAACTCAATTCTTTCAGGAACTGATTGGAATACCCGAGGGGGTTCTTACACTGCCGGACCTCAGACGGTTGACGTTCGAAGAATCGTTCAGCCTCCTGTCCCATTTAGAGAGACAGTTGCGAAGGGATCTTCACCCAAGAAAGTTGCGGATGCTAAACTTACATGGGGTGTACAGTTCGAACAGAAAGATTCATTAACAGAGCCCAACAAACATCAGAAACTTAACGAATCAATCAGAAGTTTTGTTCGTTACATGCCTGACTTCCACACAGATTGGCAGTCACCAGTTGTTGGAGGAAACGAAGGAACACCCGACGTCGGAGGGTCAATCCTTGACGCTGATAGATTCAATAATAACATTTTTACTCTTGAAAGAGTCCAGGTCATAACAGGATCTGGCGATCGCCCAGACGACAAACAGTGGGCTGTCGCAGCATACAGGCGAAACGGTGTTCTTGGATCTATGACAGATATTGATGGAACTGCATCAACAAAAACAAGATTTTTGAATCCCTCTACAGACTTTGCACATCTTCCGACTAGAAGGTACCTTAAGTTTACGTTCCCCCTTCAGGGAGGCTTCGATGGCGTCAATATCTTTGACGAAGACAAGGCAAAGTTCAATGATGCAGCTTTGAGAAGAGAAATGGATGACGCGGCAAATCAGGGCGGTGTATCCGGTCCTACAGTTGCTGGATACAGAAAAGCAATCCGAGTCATGGAAGAGAAGTCCGATGTGGACATCCAGCTTTTGGCAATCCCCGGTGTTAGACATGAATCTGTTACAGATTTTGCGATTGAATCAGTAGAAAGAAGATTCGATGCGTTGTATATCATGGACATTGAGGAAAGAGATACGCTGAACAATGCAGTAACTGGATCTGATTCGATCATTAATGTTAGGAACACAGTTGATCGTCATGCATCTAGAAACTTCGATACTTCTTTTGCAGCTGCTTACTTCCCAGATGTTGTGATTCAAGACAGGGCGACATTAACGAATGTACAATGTCCCCCATCTGTTGCAGTTCTTGGAGCGTTTGCTTTCAACGACTCAGTAGCACATCCCTGGTACGCACCGGCTGGTTTTAATCGTGGTTCACTTTCAACAGTGATTGAAGAACAGGTTAAACTCAACAGATCTAACTTGGACAATTTATACGATTCTGACATCAACCCAATTACTTCTTTCCCGTCAACTCCGGGCGTAGTTATCTGGGGACAAAAGACAATGTTGGCAGGACAAAGCGCGCTGGATAGAGTTAACGTGAGAAGACTCTTGATTGACGTTAGACGTCAAGTTAAAAATATTGCTAATAGTCTTCTCTTCGAGCCGAACAGAGAATCAACATTAGCTAAGTTCAGCAATGCTGTGACTCCGATATTGGGAAGAATACAGCAACAACAAGGTTTGGATAGATTTAGAGTACAGATCGATACAACAACTACAACACAGGCAGACGTTGAAAACAATACAATTAGAGGAAAGATTTACTTGCAACCAACCAGATCTGTTGAGTTCATCTCTCTCGACTTTGTTGTAACGAATGCAGGTGCTGAAATCTAAAAACACATTAAGTGAATATTTATTAAAAGAAACGCTCTCAAGGAGACAATAAAAAATGGCAGAGACACTATCAGTTACCGACATGCTCCCAAATAAGTTTGAACCCAAACGAAAGTTCAGATGGGTTTTTGCTATAGAGGGAATCGATTCATTCTTGATGAAGACAGCAGCGCGTCCTTCTATTACAACAGAGGAGACAGAAGTTCCTTTCATCAATCACACACGATACGTCGCAGGAAAGACAAAGTTTGAAACTCTGTCAGTTACATTGCATGACCCGATCGCTCCATCTGGTGCACAACAGGTTATGGAGTGGGTAAGAACTCATTTCGAATCAGTTTCAGGTCGAGCAGGATATGCAGATTTCTACAAGAGAGATTGTCAACTCAAGCTTCTCGATCCAGTAGGTACCGTTGTTGAGCTCTGGGATATCAAGGGAGCTTTCTTAACAGCTGCTTCATTCGGTGACTTGGATTACGGCGCATCCGATCCAACTGAAATCTCTCTCACAATTCGTTTCGATAACTGCGTACTTCAGTACTAATCTTTTTAATTTATTTGATAAATTGAGAGTTGGAAGATCCCGCCTACAAAGGCGGGATTTTTTTTTGTTTAAAAACATGTCAATCTTATCGTAAAGACGCTCACAATTTAATTCTGTGACATTACTGAAAATGTTTTGTACAATTCATCATAAGAGAAAAAAATATGTCTTAGAAAGCAAAATAAACAGCTTGCCCAGCTGTTGTGATTTTAAGAATGTGTATATATTATTCTATGACGAGAATAAAATTTTTACGTATTGAATTTTAGAAATAAATTTAACATCATAATGAACGTGAGGTAAAACGTGTCGAACGAACAAAGACAAGGAAACGAAGTATTCGGTGCAAACCAAGCACAACAGGCTGGTTTTCAAATTCGGAATGTAATGAAGGATGATTTTGGATATGAAGTTCCAGTTGAAGCTGTTCCTCTTCCATCCAATGGAGTGATCTATGACCAAGAGACTGGTCTACACGGTAAAGAGACTTTAGAGATAAAGTCGATGACTGCTAAAGAAGAAGATATTTTAACATCTAGAGCATTGATCAAAAAAGGAACAGTTATAACTGAACTGATTAAGTCTTGTCTGATTGACAAAACTGTCGACGTAGATGCAATGATAAGCGGCGACAGAAATGCAGTAATGACGGCTTTAAGAATTACCGGCTATGGTTCTGACTACACTGTTCAAGTTGATTGTCCGGATTGCGGAGCTGGAAACAAGCAAACATTTATGTTGACTGACCTTCCTATTAAGAGACTAGAAATAAGTCCTATTACAGAGGGAGCCAACCTTTTTGAATTTACACTCCCAGTTACAAAAAAGAAAGTTCATTTCAAGTTCCTTACAGGAAGAGACGAACAGGAAATGAGCACTATTTCAGAAAGACAAAAGAAGCAAGGACTCAAGACAGATAATCTTGTGACGTCTAGACTTAATTTCTCTGTAGTCTCAGTCGACGGTGTAACTGACAAATCAAAGATTGGAACTTTTATTAGGAATATGCCCGCTAGAGATTCTCTTGCACTTAGAAAATATATCGATTCTAACGAACCTGGGATTGAGATGAAATCATGGATGCAGTGTGAATCTTGTGATGAGCATACGGAGGTTAATTTGCCCTTAGGGGCTTCGTTTTTTTGGCCTGACACCGAATGATAAGGAGATTTTTCTCGACCAGATATGGACTTTAATGTATTATATCGGTTTTACTTATCATGATGCTTACAACTTACCTGTCTGGAAGCGTCAATGGTTCTTGGAAAGAACCATGAAGGAGTTCAAAGATTCGAAGGGAGAAGCTCCTACCAAAGCAACACATGCAAATTCTCCTGAACAACGTGCCTTAATGGGGCTAAGGCCAGATGCGCCTGCCCGCCTAAGAAGATTTACGTAAAATACCCACCTGATTAAAGTTGCTCTACAGGATAATTACAAGTAGTAACTTATTTCTATTAAAGTGTGGATGAATGGCAGATTTAGGCAATCAACTCAAAGTTCAACTACAGATCAATGAAGCACTAAAAGAGCGCCAAAAACTCTTAGAAAACAACTCAAAACTTTTGGGAAAGCAGGCCGATCTAGCATCTTCGATGTGTAGCTCTCTTGACTGCAATGGACTCAAAAATTTAGAAAAGTCAGCCGGATCATTTAAAAATGCACTTACAGATGCTGCTAATCAGGCCAGAGATGGTTTGGATCGCCTTAACGAAAAGTCAGAAGAAACATCAGAAGTTCTTGAAAAAGTCTACAAAAAAGCTTCAAAACTTGCTGTTATTACTTCTGCTTTAAAAGGTTTTAATAGAGGTTTTAAATTAGGTACTAATATAATCAAGGGATTTGGGAAAGCAATCTTCGGTGTAGTAAAATCCTTGTTCAAGCTAGGTAAAGCAATCATAATGGTTCCGTTCCAAATATTGAGTGGAATGATAAGCATGGCGAACAAGCAAGGGATTTCACCTTTTCGAAAGGAGCTTGAGAACTTAAGAAAAGAGTTGGGAGACTTTACTGAGGGCCCTGCAGCAGCAACTAAAGACGCTGTTTACAGCATAAGAAAAAGCTTTAATGATTCTAAATCAAGTGCGGTTAGTTTTGGAAGAGTGTTCGGTTACGGACCGGAGGGAATGGCGAAAGCTCTTGCTGATACTTTAGAAATAGCGAAATCCATGGGTCCCTATTTCGAAACGTTCATAGTCGATATCGGAAAAGGCATAGGAGACTTCACCAAATACCAGAAAGGGTTGGGGTTATCTGCAGAGACAGCTGCTAAGTTTGCTGTAAAGATGAGCGCCGCCGGCGAAGATGTCAACAAGAATTTGCACCAGATAGGCAATATGTCGATTCAGCTAGGTAAACAGTTTAATTTATCTTCGAAAGGCATCGGAAGAGATATCACTCAAATGTCTTTGAGCATGGAACACTTCGGAGGTATGAGTGTAGCACAGTTAGGTGCCCTTTCTGCAACGATGAGAAGAACGGGCATTGAGATGAAAACCTTGCAGGGCATTGTTGATCATTTTGATAACTTTGAAAATGCTGCAAGATCTGCAGCAATGCTCCGAAGACAGTTCGGCATGATGATTGATTCTCGAAAGATGATGACGATGAATGCCGCCGAGCGTCAAGAATATCTTCGAGAGCAGTTTAAAAAGACTGGAAAGTCTTTTGAAGGAATGAGCAGGATCGAACAAAAAGCATTTGCTGCTAATCTCAAGATGAGTGTTCAAGAAGCTGCTGTGATGTTCGGCAAGGGGAATCGACAAAAGAAACTAACAGACGCACAAAAAGCTGCCAACAAAGCTCAGGCAAACCAGATAGAACAGACGAAAGTTCTTAAAGAACTCTCTAAAAATATTGAAAAACAATTTAGTGAAGGAACTAAATATGAATCTTTCTGGGCAGCATTTACAGGGGGAATAGAAAAGGGTGTAAGAAGAACCTCAGAATTTAGAACTCTCATGATAAACCTTAAAGCCTCATTAAGAACAGTTGAGCTCGCTGGAATTCGAATTGGTAGAGCATTTGTCAAATCCTTCCCGGGCGTAAAGGGAATGCTTAAGTCAATGTCTGACTTCTTTGCTCCTGGTCGTATAACATCCAACATGAACAGAGTGACTAGAGCGTTTCAAGTGTTTTTTGATTCAATTAAAAATCCACGAGGAGTTAGCCGAGCTCTTGACAACCTTTTTAAAGAAATTAAGAGCATATTCTCTAACTTTTTCGGAGGTGGTGATAAGGGTTTTACGAAGTTCGCCGATGTTTTCATCACGATCGTGGGCAACATCAAGCTGCGTCTCATGGCAAAAGCCGCAGAGAGCGCAGCATCTTTTATTGACTCTTTCACGAATGGGCTGGAGAGTCTCATGTCGGGAGGCGGTATTTCTGGATCCGTGTCAGGAGTGGCAGACTCAATCGGAAGTGGATTTAGCGATAGATTTGGTGAGAGTTTTGCAAATCTAAGCGATACAATCAGGACAAAACTTCTCCCTGCGCTAGAGCGAGCTGGTCCCGTCGTCGTAGACGCTCTAATCATGATAAGTGACAAAATAAAAGATTATTTGTCAAAGAAAGAAGTTGCAGACAAGATTTTTAAGGGCATGTCTAAGACTCTTAAATTCCTCTGGGGCATGAAGTTGAAGTTTCTTGGCTATCTTTGGGAGAACGAAAAGGGACTTTTATTTACGCTCGCTGCCACTACACTGGGTCCTGCGATCGCAGGAGGAATCTTGTCAGGTCTGGGCAGCATGCTAGTAACAAAATTAGGAACTCTTCTAGCAGGAGGCACCACCGCCGCCGCTGCCTCCGGAGGAATCACCAAGTCAATTACGGGATGGTTTACTAAATCATTTAGCAAAATCAAAAGTATGCCTAAAGGAAATCTAATTAAGGGAGGAGGTGCCGCCGCGGTAGCGATAGCTGTTATGCAAGGTTTTTCAAATGCCTG